GCATGGCGTCTTCGATCTTCCGCCGCTTCTCGATCGCGGCAAGCTCGGCTTCTTTGGCCTCGAGCCATTCGGCGGCAAGGTTAATTGTCATTGCGCGTTTGCTTGTCATTGCGCGCCCCCTTGTATCTTCGCAATGATCTGTCCCAGATCAGGCGCTTCCCACGGCGCAAGCTGGCCGGAGCGATCCTTTGCCAGCCAAAGCCCGTCGCTGTCGCACATCAGCCCGCGCTGTGGGATGCCATCGGCGTCGCGCTCTACGCGCAGCGCCAGAACCTCATCAAAAAAGTAGGGCAGGGCTTGGCCAGTCTTGTTGCCAGGCATGCTGGGGGAATACAGCATGCGGCCCATCTCATCGGCTTGCTTCTCAAGCTTAGCCGTCACATAAACGTGCTTGCCGGGCAGATCGCGGAAAGCGCGAATCACTTCGGTCATCGTGTCTTGCATGGCGCCATAGGCCTGGCGTGGGTCTTTGGCCACACGCTTCTCAGCGTTCAAAACCACTTCAGCGATCTCGCTGATCGAGTCGATGGCCACGCTCTGAAAGTCGCGATCCGATTGCAGCCAGGCTAGGGCTTCCCTGAGATCGTTCATGTTGCCAATCTCAAGATAAGGCAGGTCAGCGCCAGCCACGGATAGCAACCCGCCTTCCGCTGATAGGGTGACGGGGTTCGGAAGGGTCGGGATTAAGCTTGTTTTGCCAGCGCCTGCTTGTCCGTAAACAAGCAGCTTCACGCCATCACGGGCAATCGCGCCCGTGCGTTTGAGGGTAATAGCCATGGTGTTCGGTCTTTCGTTTGCCCCTTCGGCCAATCCGGTCGGGCAAAGCGACCTTGCGTGGTTTGAGCGATTGTGTCAACAGAAATGCGCGAAAAAATTATCAGGAGCGATCACATGCAGACCATTGAAGCCATTCGAAAACAGCTACAGGATCGGAACCTTCGGGCGGTTAGCCGGTTGACGGGGGTTGGATATGCCACAATCCTGCGTCTGATGCGCGGCGCGACGCCGTCTTACGCCGCGTTGAAGAAGCTGAGCGACTATTTGGGGGACAAGCGTGACTGACCTGACGCATATCCTAGGCGGCCCCTGGAGCCCGCCGAAGCCCGCGCCGATCGAAGATCAGATCAGAGACGCTATGCGCGCGGCGGGCGTGACACCGCCTAGTTCGATTGTGATCGACGGCACGCTGCACCGCTACCAGACCGGCAGCAAGGGCCAAGCCGGGCATGATAAAGCAGGCTGGTATGTGTTCTTCCCCGATGGCGTGTGCGCTGGGATGTTTGGTGACTGGCGCACGGGCGTGACGCAGACGTTTAGGGCTGAGGTGGGGCGAGAGCTGACGGCCCAGGAACAGATGGCCATCACCCGCAGGCAGGCTGAGGCCCGCGCCGCTCGGGACGCCAAGGCCGCGCAAGCCGCTGAGACAGTGGAGGCCATATGGGCGCAAGCCGGGGCGGCGAGCGATGACCATCCTTACCTCGCGCGCAAGCGGGTCAAAGCCCACGGCCTTCGCATCACTGGCGATGGGCGGTTGATGGCTCCCCTTTACGATCACACGGGCGCGCTGTCGTCACTGCAATATATCGATGCCGAAGGCGGCAAGCTCTATCACGCAGGGGCGGCGACAGGGGGGCGGTATTGGGTTGTCGGAAGTTGTGAAGGCGATGTCGTTTACATTGCCGAGGGTTTCGCCACAGCAGCCACTATTCACGAGACTACCGGCAAGCCCTGCGTGGTGGCGTACAGCGCCAGCAATCTGGTTCCCGTCACCGGCTCTATACGCGAGGCCCACCCGGACGCTGAGCTGGTTATTGTGGCTGACAATGACGCCAGCGGCGTTGGCCAGAAATACGCCGATCAAGCAGCAGCCAAGCACCGCGCCAAGGTGGTGGTTATCCCTATCCAGGGTGACGCCAATGACTACGTTGCTGGCGGCCATGACTTGCAGGCCCTGCTCAACCCGCCGATCGAGCAATGGCTTATCCCCGCAGATGAGTTTTCAGCCCAGCCGGCGCCTTTGCGATGGTTGGTCAAAGGCTGGATCCAGGCCGAAGCCCTACACATGATCCATGGCCCTTCAGGCGGGGGCAAGACCTTCGCCGTGCTTGATTTTATGCTCCACATGGCGGCGGGCCGCACTGAGTGGAACGGCTGCAAGGTCAAGCCGGGGGCGGTAATCTATCTCGCTGGCGAAGGACACCATGGCTTGCGAGGGCGCGTCGCCGCGTGGAAACAACACCACCAAGCCGACAGCCTGACAATGTGGTTAAGCCGGGAAGGGTGCGATCTCAACACCAAAGAAGGCTTGCAGCATGTGATTGATCACATTCGTGGATTGAACCACCAGCCTGATGTGATCGTGGTGGACACCCTGCATCGCTTCCTCAAGGGCGATGAGAACAGCGCCCAAGACGCAAAGACCATGCTTGACGCCTGCGCCCATCTCATGCGCGGCTTTGGCTGCGCGGTCATTCTCGTGCACCACACAGGAGTGAGTGAGGAAGCCCAGCATCGCGCCAGAGGATCAAGCGCCTGGCGGGGGGCGCTGGATATCGAGATCAGCGTAGTCCCCGGCGACAACGGGTGCCTGCGTTTGGTCCAGAGAAAGAGCAAAGACGCCGAGCTGAAGCCGCCCATGAATGGCAAGCTTGAGACCGTCACCCTCGCCGGATGGGTTGATGAGGATGGCGAAGCCGTCACCAGCGCGGTTCTCGTTGAAGCCCCGCCAGAGCCGAAAGAAGCCGCTCTTGCCGGGCACGGAGCCATCCATCACCACCAGAAACTGTTTTCTAGGGCTTGGGTGGAAGGCGGCAAAATTTTGCTTGGCGAGGATCCATTCGTGGCAAGGGATGCCGTGGCCAGTTTGCTCCAAAATGATGGCTACAAGCCGGGGTCGGTCAAAAATATGCTCGCGCCAAGCAGCAAGGGGAAACCCGTGCATGACCTGCTGAACGCTGAATGGATTAAAAAGGCGTCAGATGAGGGGGAAAATGGCGATGGCTGGATCATTATCGAGCCAGGGTGGAGGGCCTCACTTTTGGTCATTAGTGACTCACTAGTGACTCACCAGTGACTTTTGGGGAAAAAGTCATCGGTCATTTTCAGGTCATTTGTGAGTCATCGATGAGTGGTCAGGAGTGAGCACAATTTCACTCAGTCACTCACTCACTTTTCACTCACACCTTAGGGTGAGTGAAGTGAGTGACTTAGTGAAGTGCTCACTGAAGGTGACTCCGGTGACGCGGTGACGGTCGAAAGGGGGGTTAGCTAGGCTTAGCTAAGAGGTGAGGTTTAAAAAGGCTGGTTAGCTAGACTTGGCTAAGTGGAGGGGCGTGGTTAACACAATGGTTAACGGCAAGGGTGGAGCGACATGAACGAAGATTACTGGAAAGTAAGGTGTGAGGAGCTGGAGGAGGAACTGCGCCAAGTCCGCGATGTGCTGCGAAGGGAAATTCATCCCGTCGTGTCGGCGATGGGAATGATTGCCCCGCAGACCCCCAGCGGGGCGGTTACGATGGTGGCGGCGCTGTACAAGGCCCACCCTCACGCCTTGTCGCGAGAGCGCCTGATGCTGGCGCGGCGGGCCTGCAAGGAGGACGTGGACGACAAGGTGATTGATGTCCAAATCTGCAAGGCTCGCCAAGGGTTGCGGAAAGCCGGAGCCGAAGGGCCGATTATTGTTAACGTTTACGCGGCTGGCTATCCGATGCACGCGGGGGCTTATGCGTGGTTGTCTGAGCGGCTGGTGGAAGTGAGGTTGACAGATCCGCGGTTGACAGACGCACGGTTGACAGACGCTACGAACCTTGCTTCTGTCCCCACAAAACACAGGGGCTGACGACAAAACAAAGGGGCTGATCATGGGTAATCACTTGGACATGGCGCAACGCCAGATTGAAGACCGAGCAGAACTGAGCCGCGTGCGGGCTGAGCTGGCGATTCAGCGCAAGGCGCTCGCTAACCTGGAAGAGCGCGAGGTCGCCATCGTGGGGCGCATGGATGAGCGTTTGCTGGCCGTGGCGAGCTTGTTGGAGGCTGACAAAGCGATTGGGTTGGTGGTTGAGCCGTCAGTGGCTTCGGTGGACGTGGATGCGGATGCGGATGCGGTTGACCTAGCGGCGGTTGACCCAGAAGCGGTTGACTTAGCCGCGGTAAGCTTGGCCGCCGTGTCTGACAAGCCGTTTCAACGGCCTCCTGGCGCAATAGCGTTCTGATGTCGGCTATCGGAAACCCCGCCGCCGTCCAGGCCGCAGCTGCAAAGCGCGATCAGTGGGGCCGCGAACGCTACGAACAGGGTCGCCGCGATGGCGAGGCTCAAGCCGACGCCCGTTATGCCGACCGCCTTGAAGCCGCCCGCGCGGAACACTTGCAGGAGATTGCCCGTCTCGACGAGCGGCACAAGGCAAACGACATTGAGATCCGCGGTGCAGCCTATTGGCGCGGCAAAGTGATCGGTGCTGTCGGCGGCCTTGTGGTGGGGTGTTTTCTGACTGTGCTGACCGGCGCGCTGATGTTTAACCAGAACGAACGCGCCTTGCAGGCTGGCGCTAATGTGGCCCAGGGCGGCATGACCGCGGGGCTGGCTATCGATGCTTTGCAACAAGGGGCAGAACAATGAAGATTGGCGTTGGACTTCCACCCGGCTGGTCCGTTATCGGAACCATCCTCACAGGCGCTATTCTCTGGATCGGCGCGCAGCTTCCCGCTTGGCTCGCTTGGGGCTTTACTGTCTTGACGGCCCTTGTCCCTGATGTCAGTGTGGCGCCTGTTGTTGAACCGCCGCCCCCGGTGCAATGATGGCGAAGCGCCCCGGTCTTTACGCAAACATCCACGCCAAAAAGGCCCGCATCAAAGCGGGGTCCGGCGAGAAGATGCGGAAACCCGGAGCAAAAGGCGCTCCCACCGCGAAAGCTTTTCGCGACAGCGCGAAGACGGCGAGGAAGTGATGCCAAAGCCCGCAAAAGGCAAGGCTATGGTCAAGGTCACCGCTTCTGGTAAGCGCGTGTCTTATGGCCAAGCCGGTGAAGCCAAAGGCGGTGGGCCCCGCGTGCGCCCAGGAACGAGCAAAGGCGACGCTTATTGCGCGCGCTCGATGGGGCAGATGCGTGACAATCCTAAAGCAGCCGCTGATCCGAACAGTCCGTTGCGATTAAGTCGCAAGCGCTGGAAGTGTTCGGGTGAGCGGTCGCAGCGGTAACAGAAAAGATATCAAGGGTTTTCAATGGCGCTTGGTGGAGCAAGGCCAGGGGCTGGGCGCCCAAAAGGAAAGCCGAACAAGGCAAACCTTGAGGTGCGCGAGCTTGCGCGCGTCTATGGACCTGACGCGATCGCCGAACTTGCCCGCATTGCTGGGCTGACAAAGCAACCGGGAAGCGACAACGAAGGCACCCGTGTGGCGGCGATCAAAGAACTGATCGATCGTGGGTATGGAAAGGCAACCCAGCCCATTACCGGCGAAGACGGCGGCCCCTTGGCCTTGATGGTGTTCACTGGCGTTCCGCATGCGCAAGAAGAACATTAGCCTCGCCTACTATCCCCGCGAATGGCAAGCTGACTGTCACAAGCGCAAGGCGCGTTTTCGGGTGCTGGCGCTTCACCGTCGAGCCGGGAAGACCGAGCTTGCGTTGATGGAGCTGATCGATGCGGCGCTTAAGACCACCGCAGACCTAGCTTATTACGTTTACCTCGCGCCGTTCCTCAAGCAGGCCAAGACCATCGCATGGGCGCGCTTGAAGCAGCGGCTGGGGCCGCTTCTGAACGTCAATGCGTTGACGGTTAACGAGAGCGAGCTAAGCATTAAACTGGCTCACAATGGCGCCGTGATCCGCATTTTTGGCGGCGACAACCCAGACGCTTTGAGGGGCGTGCGCCTTGATGGCGTGGTCATTGATGAAGTCGCCCAGATCAAGCCCGAAGTCTGGCAGGACATTATCCAACCCGCGTTGTCTGACCGCAAAGGCTGGGCGTTGTTCATCGGTACGCCTTCGGGCGTCAACCTCTTCAGCGAGCTGTTCTTTCGCGCTAAGACCTTGCCTGATTGGTCCTCGGCGCTCTACACGGTTTACGACACCGACGCCCTTGATACCGATGAGATCGCACGCTTGCGTCGGGATATGAGCGAGACAAGCTTCAGCCGCGAGTATCTGTGCGACTTTAGCGCGGCTGGCGAGGATCAGCTGATCTCCCTGTCTGATGTTCATGCCGCAACCCAGCGGCACTACGCGATCACGGAATATCAATGGGCGCCGCGCATCCTTGGTGTTGACCCCGCGCGCTTTGGCGATGATCGATCAGTCATCTTCCCGCGTCAGGGGCTTGTGGCGTTCCCGCCTATCGTCCTGCGTGGCGTGAACAATATGGACCTGGCCTCGCGTGTTGCGGCCAAGATCGCCGAGTGGCAACCCGACGCGGTGTTCGTGGACGCAGGCAATGGCTCTGGCGTGATCGATCGCCTGCGTCAGCTTAAGTATGAGGTTACCGAAGTCTGGTTCGGCGGACGCCCCATCGACGAGGCGTACAAGGATAAGCGCACCGAGATGTGGTGCGGGCTGGCCGAATGGATCAAACTGGGCGGCGCGATCCCTGATGACGTGGCCCTCAAGCAAGACTTGGCCGCGCCGACCTACGCTTTTACG